AGTTGGTAGCTCGCCAGGCTCATAACCTGGAGGTCGCATGTTCGAGTCCTGCCGCCGCAACTAATATCGGGTAAGAAGTTGGTCAACAACATCTTATCCGATTTTCCGTTTTAAACTAGGACGGGATTGACATTTCAGAAGTATAATATCATTGGCCAGTAAAACGGACAATGAAAAAAAATGAATGCATCAAAAATTGATTTTCTCAGTTCGCGTGAAATGTTAGGATTCACGCTTCCGGTTATGCATACCAAGGGCAACAACTGGTATGTAGATTTTTATGCCCACGACCCTGTTTCTGGCGCCATGAAGCGCAAGAAGTATATGCTCAACAAGTATAAGACAGACCAGAAAAAGCGCATGATGGGCAGCCTCCTTATCCATAATATTACCGCAAAACTGACGGCTGGATGGAACCCTTGGGTGAATGTTGACAAGTCACGCCAATTCACGGAAATACCAATTATCTTCAGTAGATATCGTGATTATATTAAGGCGATGACTGATAAAAAGTCGATGAAGGAAAAGACCTCTATCGATTACCTCAGCCGCCTTAAAATGCTTGAGACGTTTATCCAGGAGTGCAAGAACATCAAATACGCCTACCAGATAGACAGAGCTTTCGCCATCGACTTCCTGGATCATCTGATGTACGACCGTGATGTATCTGCCACAACCAGAAATAACTACCGCTCATGGTTCGTCTCGTTCGGAACCTGGCTGATGGATAGAAAATATATCTCAGAGAATCCTGCCATCGATATTCGCAACATTGCGCAGACGGAGAAGTTCAGGGATCCGCTGACCGATGGGGCGCTGAAGAGGTTGAAGGAATATCTGTATGATGCCAACAAACACTTTCTGTTGGCCTGTCTGTTCGAGTATTATACCTTTATCCGTCCGAATGAGCTGACCCAGATAAAGATTGGTGATGTATCCATCAAGGACCAGACGGTATTTATCAGTTCTGCCATCAGCAAAAACCGAAAGGATGGACTGGTGGCATTGAATGACGAAATACTGAAGCTGATGATAGAACTGAAGATATTCGAGCACCCTAGCCACTGCTACATCTTTGGGAAGAGCCTAAAACCAGGTGAGACTCGTGCTGCCTACAATCAGATAAGGGTAGAGTGGGGCAAGATGCGAACCGCCTTGAATTTTCCGAAAGAGTACCAGTTCTACAGCTTGAAGGATACCGGTATCAGAGATCTGGCCAATGCTCAGGGAATCGTTGTGGCCAAAGACCAGGCTAGACATTCTGATATATCGGTGACCAACCGATATATCAAGAATCAGATGAAAGTAAACGAGGAGACTAAGCACTTTAAAGGTGGGCTTTAGTCTCCTCGGAGATTACGACATCATGTAGAAATATCCTACATAGATTTTATCTATCTGGTCATCCTTGACATCCATCTCTATTTTTTCGCATACAAATTTCTTGTTATGGATGATGTATGTTCTGGACGGATCGGGGATGACATCACTTTTAAACTTTACCTGAAGACTGTTCTTATTGTCTATTTTGAGTCCGTTATCATGCAAGGCTCCCAAGACAGTTGCACCTATTCCGCTCTTCATACAGAGCGACAGCGAGAAATAGGTATCTTCAAAATGAGCGATGCCGAGTCTGAACCCCGAATTGATACGGTAGTCTGTCAAGAACTGTGGCCATCTGGACTTTTCTCCTACCCAAGACAGCTTCGTTGTTGAACCGTCTGTAGATTGCACTCTACCAGGAAGTATGAAGAAAATGTTCATGCATTCCTGCTCATCCTCTGAGTTATCGAGCGTGGATTCATCGTCGATCGCATCTTGTACGGATGTATAGCTATAGCCATCTTCGTCGATATCACACTCCTTGGAATTTGATTCCTTATTATTGGGAATAGACAGAAGACATCGCCTCTCGTAGTAATTGTCTTCTAGTAATCCCGACTTGAAATTAATATTTTCCACTACTTGTGCAGCAGGTGAGATGTTCAGATCAACATAATCTTCAGACGAACTGTCTCTGATTAGCGGAGACCAGATGCCAACAGGCTTCCAGCTTTTGTTCTCGTTTTCATCTTCCATGTATATGTAGTAGTCGCCGAAATTCTCGATGATCGTCTGACGTTTCTTTCTTTCAGACCATGACAACGTGGTAGAAGCAAACTGTCTATTTGAACCCATCAACTCTTTGCTATGAACAGTCTCAAAACTATCGAAAACCTTTTTCGAGATAACTTCGTAGCTGTCTCTATTGGCAGAATCTCCAAGATTATATTCCAGGTTTGCTGTAGAGGACGTGGAGAAGGATCCATCTTCATCATAGTCCGTAGTGTATTCGTCCAAAGGTTCAATCTCTACGGAGTCCGCAGTTGACAGTTCTGAAGCGTTGATAACAGAACAGGTCTTCCTGATATCGTCAAAAACGATAGTGGCATTGAAGAGTTTCCGGAATTCTTCGATAAAGGTATAGCTGGACCAATGAGGAAGCGCCTTGCGAAGTTCACGGGTCTTGTAAGCTGAAGCGATGTATAAGAGGTTCCATGGCTTGATGTCTAAGTCGTTGCGCTTGAGAGTGTACCCTTCATATTCTATCACTTTGCGGAAGATATACATCAGGTTGGGCTGAACAGCCAGGTTTGTGATAAATGGCGCGTTGTAGCCGATGAACTGCTTAGTTCTATCCACTCCAACGAAATTGGCGATAAGGTCGTTCGTTTCGTCTCTTACTGGCATGAAGCACCATTTACTCAGCACACCCAGAAACTTCGATTTGTCTTCGTCCAACCTGTATATTTCACTAATTCTATCCTTGAACTTCTGAGACCAACCCTTATCAACATCATACCCCGGCTTATCTGCTGTGCCGAACGGAATCTCATCGATATAATGCTTAGTCATCCTGTCATTGTATTTGATGCGGGATTTCCCGCCCACTATCTGAAGCTTTATCTCCGACTCCGTTACACTGATGACGGTTCCCACTCCCGATAGAATCAAGCGACCGCTCACGTATAGCTTACAGTCGTCAAACTTCTGGGTGACCTTGGATACGTCGAATCGGCTTACGTTATGGAAGACTCTTCGGTTATTCATAATCGACATCGGAAAATTGATGTCGTAGGAATATTCGCCGTCGTCGGTAACGTACTGGTTGCCGTATGTAATCTTGATAGATTGGCTGGCAGCCGGGAAGGCTGCCATGCCATTAATAATGCATGTAATCATAAACTTATTTGTTAGATTTCATCTTTTGAAATTGACTCCATTTGCGGTCGAAGCCATCGGGACCCGTAAATACCATGTACGACTTGATGCCGAGGTTGAGCTGTTCGTTGAGTCTGTTGATGGTAGAACTTACGTTATCGAGAGACGCTCCCATCTGCCCGTTGTCGTTATTGACATTTACAACCGGGGCCACAACGGCAGCGCCTCCCGTTCCCATGGCACGGCTTACGTCTTGAGCTGTAAGCGATGCTACGGTATTATTACGCTGGGCGGCATCGATGAGCTGAAGGGCAGGAAGAAGCTGAGGGTTATTCACGGCATTATGATTTGCCACGAACTCGCCTGCATGGACCACGCCAGCCTCCTTCTTATAATGGCCAGGACCCGTAAAACCGCCCTCGTAATATCCGGCTGCCTCCGCCTGATGCTGTTTTTTAATAGTCGCTATCTGGAGCATACCGGCAGCAGTGGCGAGTCCGGCGGCTATAGGGGCGATGATATAACCCACGGCAGGGATAGCTGCTGCTGAAGAGTAGGCGTTGATTGCCGACATGGCGGTGGAAGCGACTGCCTGAGCAATCTCTATTTTCATCGCCTTTTTGTTGGCCTTGGTCTTTGCCGCAGAAATCTCCTTGTCTCGTTTCGCCTCCAATCGTTTCTTCTTGGCCGAGTTATTGCCGGCAGCGGAAATCTGCTTATCGTAGTTCGCCTGGATCTTGGCAACCTCCAGATCTGAGCATGCCTGCGAGTAAGCTGAAGCTGCTCCCATCATGCTGCTGATACTGCTGAAGGCTGCACCTGCTGTGGCTGCAATCTCCTGATAGGTTTCCTGATTCATCTGCTTCTTGGCATCCTGATACGCCTGTTCGCTGATTTTATCCTCCTCGCGAAGCTTCTGAAGATTGTCGTTAACCATCTTCTGCTGCTGGATGGCAGCAATGGCACCTCCGGCAATGGTGGCGAGATTATCAGATCCGAGCGAACCGCTACGGTCATCGCTCTGCCTTGTCATCTTCTTGGCGGTATCGAGAGCGGTGTTTGCATCTGTTCTCGCCTGGTCCTTAGCGTCCGGCTTGTATGATGCATACTTGTTAGCGATGCCCATCTTCATGCGCTGATATTCCTCTTCACTTACGAGACCAGCCTTGTGAACCTCGTCCAGTCCTGCAAGCTCCAGCTGTATCTGCTGCTCGTTGCTGAGGGTAAGATACTCCTGCTTGAGCTGCATCAGTGCATCATCATGCTGCTTCTGACGATCATACTGATGCTGCTGTTCGCTTCGCTCAATCTCTCGGGCTATCTGCCAGTACTCGTCAGAGGTCTTCAAATAGAGAGCCTGCTTTTCCTTGAGGAATGTCTGGTCGAGCTGGAAGAGGGCTTCATTGGTTGCACTCTCGTTATGATAGAGGTCGGAGTCCTTGTTGTAATATTCGGCGGTGATGGCCTGTTCTGCCACCTGTCGGTCAAACTCCAGTTCCTGGATGTCTTGCGTCTGCTTGCGCTCATAATCGGCAGAGACCTTCTCTTTCTGGGCATTCAGACGCTTGTACTCCTCACTCTCAGCCTCTCCGTATTTGCGAAGGATGTCCATGCGCTGCTGAAGTCCCTGCTCCTTAATCTTCGCCATGCGGTCGTTGTATTCTGCCAGGCGAATCTGACCGGTAGAGTAGAGGGTAGTGGCTTCCAGCTGCTGAGCCTCGGTACTTTTCTTGGCATCATCCAGCTCTTTTTTGAGGTCTGCCTTTCGCTTGATTTCTGCTTTACGTGCAGCAGCTTCACGCTTCTTTCGCTCCTTTTCGGCTGCTTTACGCTCCTTCTCTGTTGTGTAATGACCGGTAGAGCCCGTTGTTCTGTTCGTTCCTGTGCTTTTGCCTAGGAGACTCCTCTTCTCTTTCTTTTTATACAGTTTCTGAAGGTTTGCATTCTTTCGGAGTTCTGTATTATAATAGGTCTCTTCGGCATTGAGCTGCTGTTGCAGACTCAGATTTTCCTTGAGTCTCTGTGTATGAATCTTCTTTTGCTTCTCATTACTCTTTAATGCATCATTTTGTTCAATGAGCTGTCCGGTAAATGCGTCTGCCACAGCTTCGCTTTCGTATCGTTCAGGATGTGACTTGCGCTCGGCATCAACTGCTTTAAGAGAGTAGCGTATTCTATTTTCTTTACGCTTTAGCTCCAGTTTCTTTTTATTGATTTCAACCTTGCGCTCATATATAGCTTCTGCCATCGCCGCGTTCTCCAGTTCTTTGATATAGTTCTGGATTGCAATCTGGTTGTCATTATATAGCTTTCCTTCCTTGGATATAGAAGCGTGATACTCAGGAACCAGTTTCTGCATGGCTGCGATAGCTTGTCTGCGCTCATCTACGGTGTAGGCGTTGGAATGGATAACTTTATTAAGCATGTCCACTTTGTTGCGTTCATCAAGAGTTGCATCAGATACCTTCTTGGCGAGACTTGCCTGCGCTTCCGCAACCGCCCTGTTATTCTTTGCTTCCTGCGTACTGTTACGCATAGCTTCATTATACGAAGTAAAAGCTTTGACAGCTCCATAAACCGCAACTCCTACCACCGTGAGAACGGTGGCGAGTGCGGCCCATGGGTTAGTAAGACTTGCTAAGCGGGCCGCCCTCATCACAACGATATAGCCTTGTACGCCCTTTGTTAAATACGCCCATGATGCCTGTAGGGCTACCATGGCAGCACGCAGAAGGGTTGTTGTGGCTATATATGCTTTATCTACGGCAGCAGCGTATGTGGTGGCAGCCGCTTTTAGCTTGATGGCGATAGTTTCCTTATACCATAAAGCTGTGCAAACGGCGATAGCGGAACCTATAACAGCGAGCTGTTTAGCATGGGTAACCGTAAAAGATATCAATGTTGATAACACACGTACGCCAACGCTCAGAGTGGAGATGGCGTACCTGGTTGCAGGAATGAGCTGCTCGCCCAGTTCTACCGTGATGTCTTCAAAACGCTGCTTTGCCTTATCAAGCTGAGCCTGCACCGTATTGTTTTGGACATTGAACTCGTTGATAACACTCGTGCCTGAAGCGTACGACTGGGCAGCGAGATCCTGGGCAGTTCTTACCTGGTCTAAGTGCGAAGCTACCGCAGAGAGAACGCCAACGGCACGAGTGCCATTCAGCTGCATCTCCTCAAACATAGGAGCCATCTCTGCGAAACCGCCTCTAGCCTTCATGGCTCCCAGAAACTGCATCATTCCTTCGTTGGCGTTCGTCTTCATCAGATTGGTGAATTTCTGAACCTCGATACCTGCTATCTTGGCAAATTTGGCCGGCTCCTGAAACATCTTGGTGATGAGCTGAGAGAAGACGGTAGATGAGGTCGCCTCTTCCTGCATGTTCTGGTCGAGGGCAGAAGCGAGACCCATCAGTTGTGCCTGAGTCATGCCAGCCTGGATGCCTACACCGGAAAGGTCAGCGGTGAAATCAACGATATATCCGGCATTGGCAGAGGAGTTCTGGGCGAGTTCATTGATAGCGGAACCAGTGGCAAGCATGGCTCCACGGAGTCCTTTGGTCTTATCTTCCCCGAACATCTGAGCGAGTTTGCCAATCTTATCTACCGCTCCTTCTCCCAAGTCATCGCCGAGCGCAACGTTAATCTTGTCGGCTCCATCAACAAATTCTTCAATCATATCCTTGCTGGTAATGCCCAGGCGACCAGCAGAACCTGCCAGTTCATTGAGCTGTTCGCGGGCTGTACGGGTGTCCATGCGCTTGAAGTCTTCGTTCATCCGGCGAACCTCTCCATCGGTCTGTCCTGTATATTTGCGGACGTTGGCCATAGATTCCTCCATGTCGGCGTAGGCTTGAGCTGAAGTTTTCAATGTTACTGTGAGAGCTGTAAGACTTCCCAGAACCTGGGTGAGTGCTCCCCAGTTTTTATTGAGACCATTCCAGAGTCTAGAAAAGAAGCCGGATGTAGCCTTGCCTTCATTGTTAATGCGCTGCATCTCTGTTCTCACTTGTCGCAGTTGTCCCTGAAGCTTTTTCCATTCCTCGGAATTTCGCTCAATAGCGCCACTTTTAAGCTCTCGGTTGAGTGCTTTGGCTACTGTCTGCAAGTCCTTATATGATGCAGAAGAAAGGTTTTTGAGTATTTGATTTACCTTCTGCTGGGTAGTCATGTACGCATTAGCTTCAGCATTCAGCCTCTTGATTTGTCTTTCAAGGGCTGTTGTTGATTCACCTTTAGCGTAGGCTTCTTCCTTTGCCTTTTTGACGTCTTCCAGCTTTTTTTGCAGTTCTTTCAGTTTATCCTTGGCCTCCTTGGTATCAAGAATAACTCTGCTGATGTGGGTATCTGTATTTGTTGCCATAATTGAATATTTATATATTTACGGCAAAGATAACAAGGGCGGGAAAATAATAAAAATACGAGACCGTATTGATTACGACCTCGTATTTACTTGGTGGTTCCTCGTTCTTTATTGTAGAACTTATAGGCGATGTTGTTGGCATCCCATATTAAGTATTTTTTATTTCTGTTACTAATGGTCTGCTTATCTCCCGTAACAGTATTCTCTATTGTCACAAAGAAAAGATAGCCCTTTTTAGCAATATCGCTGATAATGTTGTTCGGCGATGCTTGCCTGATTGGCTCATTATATTTCTCATCATAGGTATCGAATAGAGGTTCTGACGCTTTGGAAGATGGGCACGAACTATTGCCAAGCTTTCCGAAAGCATGGAAAAAGCCGAATATGGCATAAGTCAAAACTGCCGATAATATCAATATACCTACCATAATTCTAAAGTTTATTATAATCTTTGTTGCAAATATAATAATAATCTTTGAAATATGCAAGTTTTTAATGTTAAATCTTTGCTTTAACCCTTATTATTTAACTACTTCCACGTATCTCGAATAGTTTATCCTGGAATGCGGGTTGAAGTTGACGATTTGAACCTGGTAGCCTTTTGTCCCCCAGCGCCACCATAAGAACTTATGCTTGTAGGTTCTGCTCACGATGGTGATGAGACTATCTCTTGAGATATATTGGCACAACCTGGCAGGGATATCGATATGTAGGGATAGCCATTTATCCTGATATGAAAAGACGGAATCTGCTGTATTGGGTACGGGTTCTATTCTTACTGTATCCGCTGTAGAGGATGATGCGGTATGGATAGATTTCACGTCCTTGAGCTTTACCTTGAGTTCCCTGATCAGTTTAGTATCTGCCAGATGCAGCTGCTTCAGTTCGTCACATTTCGCCTGAAGGGCTGTGTTCTTGGCCACAGAAAGAGAATCATCCAGGTTCCCGTATTGAATATCATAGGTAAGACTCCCCACGTTTTCCGTCTGTCTGTCGAGGTCTGCCTGCAATTTTCCGTTCTGGTATGCAGAACGTATGAAGGCAACCATGGTCACAATGAGCATGGCTGCCAGGATTTGTATGGTAGTTTTTGGATTCTTCATCATGATGCGATATCTTTATATTCCTCGATAGCGTTGAAACAAGGGCACATCTTCTTCCATTTCGATTTATCCGTGCCCCAAATATCGCGATGCCCCATAATCTTTGCCTCAGGGAACATCTGCTTGAGCTTGTGGAGTAGGAGAGTGAGAGCGTCCTTCTGCTCTGGTGTGCGGTTATCCACAGGTTTACCGTCTTTATCAATGCCACCCATATAAGCCACATTGATGGCGGTCGAATTGTAGCCTTGCACTCCATTGCTTACTTCTTCGATAGCGAGAAGCTGATGAGTACCTCCATTAGGTGTGACTACATAGTGATAACCGGGATTGCTCCATCCCTTACGGCGAAACTCAGCCTTGAGATCGTCGATGGTCTGCTGCTGCGAACCTGCTGTGCAGTGAACGAAAATACGTTTAATCTGTCTCATTTTTATTGTGATTTAAAAATTTGTCTTTTAAGTCGGCGAATTTCGCATCGATAGCGATGCCAACTCCGAAGATGGAGCCTGCATACATAAGTGTCTGGGCAAAATACCAGAGCACATTATCTGTCACGTCACGAGATTGCGACGTGAAGTAACTGATATAAACCAGTATAATGGCGAGGAGGAGTGATACCACCGCTGACCCGTACTGAATCCATTCTTTTGTATTCTTCTGCATAATTATATTCTTTTTATTATTTGTGGCAAAAATAATACATTTTGGCGTATAATAAAAATACTATGCTGGCATGATATCAACGCATACCTGTTTTCCTGGAGCCTGATATAATTCAAGTTCATACCCCCTATCCAGAATTTTAGATATTTCAGCTTCTGTCGGAACACTATTACTTATCTTTCTGTTTATTATTTCTTTTGCCATGTTTTTATATTTTATATCGATACTAAACTTCTTTCTCAGGTGAATCGACTGAAAATGCCCCTTAACCGTGAAGTACTTCCAGGCTTCTTTATCCAGTTCTTCCTTGATGATCTTTCTCTTCATGCCATATTCGTTATAATGACTGAAGATGCCCAGATACGAATTAACCGATTGGATGGCTTTGTTGATGGCCTCGATATTTCTAGCTTTTGAGGCATCATTGAGCTTGCGCACAGACTTTCTGTAGTTATTGACGGTATTGTTAACCGAATATATTCTATCTCGCTTAATGATGGCACCCACAAACCTTACACCCTTGGAATAATGCTGAAAATAGAATTTCTTCTCGTTCAGTCGCAGGCCTAAAGATGCAAGCGTCTCTCTTATCATCGGCATCAAGCGAAGGAGTGTCTCTTTTCTCCTTGCTACCAGCACCATATCATCTACATATCTTACATGATGCTTGCAGTAGTAGTTTATCTTCCAGTCGAGTTTCGATAGCAGGAAGTTTGCAAAGAGCTGGGCAAAGAGATTGCCGATAGCTACACCTCTGTCTTCTCCATTCGTGAACAATGACTTCTCCTTAGGCAGAAACTCCCAGAGATGATCTGCGCTCTTCTTCTCGCAATCCTTCTCGGGATGATGCATAACCACCATGCTGCATAGCCAGCGCAGATCTTCCTTGTCATCCCCATGGTAATTATCTACGATAAAGTCATCTACCATCTTGGCAAGAAGCGGTTTGTGGATGCTCATAAAGAAGCCCTGTAGGTCTATTCCCATCACATGGGCATCCTTCGTGTAATTCTCGCTCACCTCCCTTATATCCTGCTGAAGCTGCATGATACCAGCCAGCTGGCCTTTACCTTTTCTGCAATTATATGTACGGTCAGAAAACTGAGACTCAAACAGAGGTTCGAGTCTCAGTGCGATGTAATGGTGGATAATGCGGTCACGGAACTGACCGGCAAACACCTCTCGATAGCGAGGGTACTTGACAACAAAGCAGATAGATTTTCCTATCTTATATTGACGTGAATTGACTTCATCAAGCAACTGAACGAGGTTGCTCATATAGTTCATCTCGAATTCCGTAGCGCCTACTGTTTTCCGCTTGTGACGGCGGCAGTCGAAATATGCTTCTAAGAGTATGTCAAAATCTATCATTTTCTATCTTGCTTTACTTATCTTCCTTATTTAGTGCTGAAACCGGGCGAACATGACCCTTATTCTGAACCTTATCGTTCCAGTTGTTGAGGTTGCCGTCACTGAAGTTCAGATTCCACGCGTTCTGGGAACTGTTCTCGGTAGTCGCCGCAAATGTCTTGTTCTTAACTATGCATGATAGGATGCGGCCCATTTAATAAGGAAGGTTGCTCTCTCGGCTTGACTTATCTTACCGACCCTGGCTTAAACCACTCAAGCTACGGGCTGCTGTCTGGAACTTCTTTCGGTAGCCTGCGCTCTGAGGAGTGATCCCTTCCATGATGTGCATTGTTTGCCAACACTCTCTCGCAGTCGGAGAAGGTTTGCCAGCTTGCTCGTACCCATTATCCACCTCTGTTCACCTGCAATATCAATCAAGGTTGATATGACTTCAAGGTTCGTCTGAAGCTGTGCGAGATGCTCTATGCGAACATTCAGGTCGCTGAGCATATACGCCTTAGCGATGTGATTCAGGCAATCAATAAGCATATTGCAGAGCCTGTCTCCGAATATCGGACGTTGCGATTTCGGAAAATTCCTGACTACGCTAATCGCGATATCAAGCATCTGCTTGGTATCAAGGTATATTCTCGTTTTGCTTGCCAACTTTGTTACTGCCATATCTCTTGATTGATATTTTAATTTGCTTTTCTGGAGTGTCCTCGACTTTAAGGTCGAGGACGATTAACTATTAACAACTAACTATCGTAAAAATGCTGAAACCGGGCGAACATGACCCTTACTCTGAACCTTATCGTTCCAGTTGTTGAGGTAGCCGCCACTGAAGTTCAGAGCCCACGCGCTCTGGGCACTGCCCTCGGTAGATGTCCAATACCATGTTCCGAGATCAAGCTGCGTGGCTCCCTTGATGAGTGACAGCGCATAATTAATCTTCAGCGCGTTGGCATACATCATCAGGCTCTCACCCACGGATGGTAGCCACCAGTAGCCGGCAGTCAGACCCTTACCCTTGCTATTTGCACGACTATATGCACGGCAGTATCCGGCTGCATACGATGTGGTATTTGTCACGTGGTCCGCAGAAGATGCCTTGATGATAGCATCGGTATGCTTTCTTCCATCGAAATCAAGCATAGCGGCCAGACGGTTATTTCCGGTAACCTCTGCGGCATAGTTCTCATCATTGCCGTAGATGGCGGTACCTTCCTCTCCCTGCACGGCTGCACTGGCCCATGGAAGCGCCGTGGCTTCTGTAGGAGCTACCACGATGTGTCGCCCGCCCTCGAATACCACTACACCATCTGCCACCTCTCCGGTGGCTTCGATGGACGCCCACTTGTGCGGCTTCACCATCAGCGGATAGTTATCGCTGTTTCGGTGATACATGATGAAGATACCATCCTCGATAGCGTTGAGGTTGAGTCCTCCGGCTACCGCCTTCTTCAGAACGTCCAGTGATACCAGGGTGATAACTCCGTTCGCATCCGCGATTGGGAACTTCTGGTCACTGTTTACTGCATTGACTGTTGTCAATGTCTGAGAATCAAATTTTCCTGTTTTCATATCTTAATATTTTAATTTAATGTTATATTGCCTATAGTGCGGCATATCTGACTACTAATTGTTATTGATTCCATTTTATGCGAGAGATTACCGACAACGCCAATGTCGAATCCGTAAGCAGGAACTTTTGTGGTTCCGCCTAAGCTTACATGCGGTACTTCCATCATTCTTACACTTGTTCCCCTACGTACATACTTGCCGCTGGCAAGATTGATGAGCTTTGATCCGTCGCAGATATTGCCAGATGTAAACCATTTCCCGTCTGCCTCTTTCGCAAGTTCTGCTGTAAGATTATTCGCACTGTCCGCAAAGTATAGACTATCCTTGCGTCCGGCTGTATATTGATACAGCTTCTTCCAGGATGTCATCCTCGCTCCAGGTTCGTATCCTATAATAGGGTGCTTCGACAGCTCTGTAGAGTCGTCTGCATACGATCTTGGGAATAAACAAATGTCAACCTTGGTCACGGCAACATTATAGTAATACGACTTGTCGCCAATCTTGAAGGCTTGTGGCTCGTAAAGACTGTCTGATGCCGTCATACCATATCCGTTCTTTATCAGGTTCAGGTACTCATGCGCAGGAAGATAGTCAAAGGATTCCAGTCTGCCCTTGGTGATATTCTTGTTGTCCCAACCCTTGGGACCAAGATCGTAAAGCCAGTTGCCTTTGTTGTCGTAGTACGACATGATAGCGCATCCGATTGCAGGATCTACACCGAAGCGGATATTCGGAATCACAGCGTTAACTGATCCGAAGATTTCAATCATTCCGTCACGCAGACAGATTCTGCTGTTATTCGACTCGCCATAAACATTAATAGACTGAGACCCGAAGAAGTCTATCTGTCCGATCTTACTCCAGAGGACCTTCGTTGCTACGAAGCTGAATTGCGAGCTTAGAGACCAGTTTCCCTTGCCTCCGTACGTCGTATAATCATCATGAGGTGTAGTATCCGAACTCTTCACGTGCTTCTTGTTGCACTCGTAATATTTCCCGCCGTATTCAACAACGTCAAACATCTCGCTATCCTCATCCGAGAGCGGATAGAAAGTGTATCCTTCTCCAAGCTCTTCCCAGCTCTGGGGACCACGCATCCACTTGCCGTTCTTGCCGTCTGCACCAGGCTTGCCGTCTGCGCCGTCTTCAACTGTTCGGATGGGGATGGTATAACTATACACCCTCCCGGCTACAGTTGCTTCATACACCATATCCACGTTGGCTGATACGTTAGCCGATATACTAACCGTTATTGTCTCTATCTTGCCCGATACAGACTTCTTCGGGATAACACCTACTACCATCGACTGCGTGAAATGAATGCTGCTCTTTATATCCAGCAGCCCTCCATTCCTCATAGCCTTCACGGTAATGCTATACGTAGCTGCGTAATTGCTCTTCTTGTGCAATATTGCCGGCATCGAAATCTGTATGCTAACGGCACTTTCACCCGGCTCTCCCTTTACTTTAGTCCATCTGTAGGCGGAAAACACTTCCGGATCTTCCTTCGTGGTATCGGTGCATGTGCCCATGTAGGCATATTCGTCGCCGTCATCGCACGAAGTGACGAAAGAATTATCTGAATTATCCGGGGTGTTGCACCAGGCAACGTGCATATAGTACTGCACGGCATCTGCGCCATCCTTGCCCGGTTCTCCCTGAGGTCCCTGGATATTGCCGATATTGTTCCATCGCTGACCATTGTTATGATACACATCCGTGCCCAGCAGATAACACTCTCCTGTGTTCGATTTCTGTATCGAATAGTAGATATTACCGTCTTCCCGGATATCAACTGTCAGTAATGACGGAACATCGTACCCTGCACTATGCGATGCCTTGAGGGAGCCGGCATCTGAAGATATGTCGAGAAGTACCGGATGGTCACCGGGGACAATCAGGGTAGGATTGGCACTGATGGCTACCTGTAGCTCCTGACAGTTGGGGTAATGAAAGCTCGCATCTCCCTCGATGGTAATCGATGTACCGTCCTTACCATCCTTGCCAGGCTTACCCTGCGGACCTTGTGGTCCCTGTGCTCCAGTGGCACAGACGGGTTTTGTCGGTGTCATCGAGCCATCCGTATAGTAAATGAACGAGCACGTCCAGATATAATATCCGTTCTGCCACTTTGGAGGTTCCGGAACCCATGTACCGCCATTCAGGGTCGTAGCCGACGTTGACTGATAGTACATCTCCAGAATCTTGTCGATACCCTTGCCGGATGGCAGGCATACCGGTTTCGTTATCTTTTCCGTTCCATTGGTGTAGTAGATATGCGTGCGGGACCAGATATAATGCCCGTTCTGCCACTTCGGAGCTTCAGTCTGCCAGCCGGTTGTCGGAGCGACGGTGTTGCTGGTAGAGTCGGCATACTCCGAATCGGTGTCGGATATACCGACACCGATTCGGAGGAATCTGATAAACCTTATCGCTGATATCATAGGCTAGTCTGCTGCTGCAATATACAGGGTTATATCTCCACCGCCCTGCACGCACATGGCTTCCGTCACAGTGAACGACTTGGTGGCAGTAGTAAGAAGCTCATCGTTACTTAGAAGAACACCCGATGCACTTCTTGCACCGAAATAGAACTTTGCATTCTCGTCCGCTACGGCAGAAGAGTCTCGGTACACCAGCTTAGGAGTATAGGTAACATGGTCGCGCTCAGGATTGCCTTCCTCGATAGTCTCATCAGCAGGAACCGGGTTAACGTCTATAGAAAGCGGATCGCTTGTATCGGTCACGCTCTGTACGTCTGTACCTCTTGACTCACCATCCTGGAATACCTCCACCTTGAAGTCGGCAACGTTGTCAATCTGCGATGCAGAAACCGTAAGCTTCTTGCCTGTTGCAGTAAGGAGTTTCCAGTTCCATTTCTTCGTCTCCGCATTGAATACCATCTGCCACCACTTGTAAGTCAGGTTCTTGGTAAGCTCCACGCCCGAGAGGTATGCCATCGCTTCAAGCACACAACTGTCTGTCTGCGAATTGACGGTAAATACCTTACTGTCTCCGGATGCGATAGTCACTCTATAGCTCTCACCTGTAGATGGACTGATAGGTATATTGTAGCTTGCTTCGATAGAATCAGTTATCGTTCCGTAAAGCATAGAAGCTTTCATCTTGATGGTACATGCTGAGAAGGCCGCTGCCTTCACCAGGTTATTGATGATTCTAATGCCGTAGTAAGGTTGCTCCTTGCCACTTGGCACAATCTTCTCGAAGAGTCCGTCATGAACACCGATAGATTTGCCGTTGGTTCCAAACGTAATCGGCTGGTCGTTGAAGAAGTACTGCATCGATACCGGTGTCGCAAGACCCTCTGCTGAGCGGCTACTGGTGATAACATAGTACAACGGTGGCTGCGTCTCGTTGAACTTAGGTGCAATATCAGTCACCTCGTCCGTTGTACCCTTATACTCCTGCCACAGGTCACCTTTAGGCGACTGGATAATGGCAGTATATGTGCCCGATTTAGACATGAACTTAATCGTGCGGGATGCTGCTGCTTTACTCATTTATGCCTCCTTCCTTCTTTTGGTCAGGATCATCTTCTGAACCCGACTCCGTGCCCGTATCGGAGGAATCTCCGTTTTCACCGTTGCCGTTTCCGCCTTCAGAACTTGTTGTCTCTCCTGCCTTGTCTGTTTCTGGGGTATCTGTTACCTCGCCGCTGCCTTCCGTGGTCTTCTGAACATCATCGTCCATGATGAAGCGCTTGTCAAGCGGAGTAGGAAGCTTGCGGGTCACGGTTCCGTCCTGCTCCTCCTTAGCCTCGCTTCCGGAAAGCAGAAGGCCGCCAATCTGCTGAAGGATGTTTGGCAGATCTTCCATGTTACCGAATGGCTGTACGTCCATAATCCAGAGCAGATAGTGGCCGTCCTTGACTGCGTTGCGAATAGTCTGAAGGTGCAAGAACTCAGCCACCTTCTTGTTTGCTTTGATATACTTTTCCATATCTTTAAAAATTTAGAATTATAAATATTAGTGAAAAACGAATGCCGTGCCCTTGTCGTCGGTAAGTATCGTACCCTTGCCGTCAGTAAGCAGCATCAGCGGATTCAGCTCCTTGACATCGAGTCCCATGATGGCTCCGGTCGTTACGCTGATCTTATCTGTGCTCAACGTAGGCTGCATGCCATGTCCAACCATCTCATACGATGGAACTCCTGAAGCCAGCTTTGGGTTGGTTGCCATGTAGTAGATAGGAAGCAGGTCGGAAGATGGATTCGGGATAACACCTTTCTTGTCAGTAATGATGGTACGAGGTAATACCGTCTTCTGCCCTCCAGGAAGATTAATCGGCACATCTGCCCAATCATACTCGAACTTCGGGATTCGTCGAACGATGGAAACAATCTTTGCAGGTGCGGAGTCCTTCAGCGGTACGCTGGCAGGATTGCCGCTGCTGCTGTACTTAGCCCTGCATCTGATAACAATCTTCTCGCCCATCAGCGAGCGATCTACCGTGAAGGATGCACCATCCTCGCTCACGGAAGCCTCCAGGTCCAGCTCGTTGCTGCCCCATTTCGTGAATGCACCGCTATCTCGCAATACCTCCCAGACAAAGGCGCATTTATCGGCCTGTGCCGTAACGGAACCCACAAGCAGGGAAGCGTTGATGGTCTGCTCTGCCTGGTCTCTGAGCGGATTGTAGAAGCTTACGTCAGACGCATCGAGCAGCACAACCGGCTGGCAGAGCGTGGCATTCTTGCACTTGATTGGGTAAGTCATTGTAAAATGAGTCACCTGCTCTGTACGTGGGTCGATGAAGTCGGCATCAAACTGAAGTGTAATCGGTGAACCTGGAGTCGCATTGCGGTTTACCACGACTCTGCCTGCATCATCACCCGTCATTGTGAGTCCATACTGGGTGTTGGTCGTGTCGATGGTCTTCTTTACGCCTGCCTCAATCTCCGTCCAGGTAATGTTGGTAAGCTGGGCGTTGATAGGTCCGCTAAGCATCACCTCGTCCGGGTCGATGGCGCTCAGGCTCGGCTGCACGACCACCGGAACCGTGGTATAGTCCGGACTGTACTCGCCCGTCTCGGCATCATAAGTCTGTATGCCGGGAGTGGTACCCACCAGCGATATAGACTTGCTGAACTTCAACGGTCGAAAATTAAAATCTAATCTTTTTGTTTTCATACCTTAATATATATATTAATTAATATCCACAGAAGCGGATTGCTGGTCTTTCTCCCTTCCCATGCCGTCACGCAGGGTGACGGTGGCAGTGAACACTATCTTTTTGGGAACTCCCTCGCTGTCTATGCCCAGATCACTCTTGACGATGACGATGGATTTTCCGGCATTTCCACGCTGTTCAGCCCATACATTATCCGATGCCACCCGCTGGACTCCCGCAGCGTTCTCCGTATATCGGGTCCACGCCACGTCCCTATCGAGGATATCATCCGTAATATTCTGGCCAAATAAGGTTGCCACGATGGTGAGGGGTGCGGAAAAGTTGTCAAAGTCATACAAGGTCTCCATCTCCTCGAAGTCAACTTCAAAGGCAGGATTGCCCTCAATCATCGCCCAGTCGGTGTTGTTCCATCTAGGTTCCGTATGGGTTCCCGTCTTCTGGCATCTCCATTTACACCCTGAAAACCATACATCCGAGGTTTCATATTTCCCGATTTCCTCGTTGAGAGCAGCGCAGTAATACTTGGCAGTCTTACTCCACGGACCTCTATCTACATAAGTAACTACAGGCTTGCCCTGGTAGTCCACCTGGAGGATATCTTGCGCCACGATGCCGGCTGCATACATATAGTCGCGACCCTTCACCAATGGCAGTTTCAGTTCCTTCAGGAAGGAAGGCATGTCTCCGAACACCATGCCATAGTTCCAGTTCTCCAGGATAGGCTTGGTTACTCCCGTAAGCTTCACGATTCTGCCTTCAGAACTCGATAGATAGAAACATTGCTGAAGACTCTCATCCGTCTGGTTTCCCCATCTTGCGATGTTCATCAGCTCGCAGGGAGGAAAATTCTTTCCGGCAGGAACCTCGTTGTCTGGATAAAGAGACACCTCTATGTAGTTAGTCACGGCATTCACGCTGTTCACTCGCATCCACGAGGTATAATAGAGTGAAGACTTATCGCTGATTTCGGCAGTGGCGATATTATTGACGATACCTTTGAGCACGTTGTTAACGTGCTGTGCCGTGAAATAGCCTTTATATTTAGAGCGGAGTTTCAAGCCATAGCAGTTGTTACCCAGGTCTGATACGCTTTCGATGGTATCGCTTTCCGTGAATAGTTGGTCGCCTTCCAGTGTGCTCAGGCGGTTCACAATCAGTTCCATCACCTTCATGTATGAGCGTACGGTAATCGATTCCACCTCAGCATTGCCCTTTTCGTCAATCTGCGCACCCGTGCCGCCCATGATGCCCGAGGTAAAACTACCAAACTGTGTACCTCCCTTCATCTTAGCCGTTGATTCCGAGACGATTCCTTTCAGAAAAGTGATAGCACCGGCAGCGGCATCATCATGTTCCCTGGACAGGTAGGTTCCGTTGTCCTGCATGGCATAGTCGAGCAGGGCAAGCAGGGCACTTCCCACACGCCATGCCGTGTTGGCTCCCTTGGCACGCTCATCACGTATGCCGGTGAGCATCCTGGTCAGTTCCTGTATGGTATTTTCGTTTTGCATGATTCTATTTAAATTTTGAAGCAAAAATACAAATAAGATTCCTGAAACAAAAATACACTATATCTTGCCAAACATCTGCTTGAACAGGTCTGCCATCAGGCCCTGATATTCCGTACCGTAGAAATAGCCCTCCATATCGTTGAGCTTCATGATGGAAATATAGTATTTCCGGTTGAACCATGGGCGGCGCTGCCTAGGTTCGCCCAGATGATGCTTCGCACGGTATTCCTTATCCAGGAAGTAGAGGTCGCCGGGGTTGCCATGGTAATAACCGTTGCCCGTTCCCGTCTCCTGATACAGGCCGTAGAGCAGGAACTTGTGGGCGATGATTCTTGATGATCCGCCAAACGATGTAGCCTGCACACTGTTGTAAAGGGCACCCGTATGGCGGATGCGGTAGTGTATGATCTTCTCCTTCCAGATGTTCACCATCTCTTCAGCCCATCCACGCTCATAGGCGTGGATGTCTTCCTGGGTGACGGGAGTCTTGATGTTATTCGTTCCATTCTTCATTGTTATATACCAGGTCTAGCGGCTCACTCACGTCGATGTGAAACTCTACGCCTGTAAGCCCGTTAATAAAATATGCGCCTATCTCCCGATTGTCCACCTGGTCGCTCAGCAGATAGGTGAAATCGCTTTCCCACTTCATCTTGTCTATGAGGATGCGGCTCAGAAACTGGCGGAATATCTTGCGGCAGGTGTTGAGCTTCTCCTGGCGGTCGTTCATGTCGTTGAGTCTGTAGCGCATCAGGATCCACACCGTATAGGTTACTATCTTGCGGAAACTTCCGTCTCCGTTCACCGCCACGTTGCCGTCGTTGGTATCGTCTATCACTATGAAGTTCCTGCTCTTCTGCATATTTGCCAGCATGCCCTCAAAGGCCATGGGACTGGAGCAGGTGGTGGCCAGGAAGCCCAGTTCCTGAGTAAGCTTGTTCTTCTTCGTCAGGTCTCTGAAATAGGAAAAAGCATCGAAGCCCACCTGTACCGATGGAGTGTTGATGTCTGTCTTGATCATGATTTCTTCAGTCTTTTGTTCAGTTCTTCAGCTTCACGTGCCTTGGCATCCAGCTCGGTGAGTGCCCTCCACACGTCAGCCTTCTTGATTATCTCTTCCTTGGTGATGTCTCCACCTGTCAGCGCCCTTATCTGGGCGTTCATGGCTTCGGTGGCATCATACTCGCCGTCACCGCCGGCTGGCTTGAAGAGATGAGGGAAATGTGTGGAAAAGTTGTACTTTATCCACATAAACCAGAGAAACACACCTATCACCTCGGGTGCAGAGCAGTCTATCTGTCCTGCTTCGCTGCCATCCTCCTTCAGGTAGAGGATGGCAGCCATCTCGCGGATAGGCGTATCGTCCGACTGGTCGCTCTGTAGGAAGTTCTGGTAGTAGTTGTCGCAGACGATGTAGTTGTAGAACGGTACATCGTGCAGTTCCACGTCCGCAGCCTTGAAACGGCCTATAAAGTCGAGCCTGTTGTCTGCTCCCTTGCCGTCGAAGATGAAGTTGAATTCCTCGCAGAACTCCCTCACCTGCCATAGCTCAAGGAAAAACCGCAGCTTCTTGCCTTCTTCGGTCTTCACCCCACAGAGCCAGCCGTCTTTTTTCTCGTTGAGCACCTTCACGCCCGCAAACCTGCAGAACAGGTAGGTTTTTATCTGCCATTCGTCCCAGTCCTGCGTAAGCAGGTAGAGCACGTAGCGCAGCTGGTCCTGCGTCAGTTCACTCCAGGAGTGTGGGGCATGCAGCACCAGCGTGCCGTCAGCCAGCAAAGAAGAAGGTTGTGTCGTCAGCTTTGTTTTCATAACTTTTCATGTGATTGGCCTTGTAGGCCGATGAAACCGCGTATTTCTCGAAATCACCGATGTGTTCCTCTATGAACCGAAGCAGGTTCTCGAAGAGAAGGGTGCTGCGATGCAGGTATTCGACGGTCGTTTTCTCAGTACCATTTACGGTGAGGTGTTCACCGATGAAAGCGAGCATTTTTACCTTTGCCGCACGATGAGATGGGGCAAAATGACCTTTTCGCTCCTCGGCGATGATTTCATCGATGAGGGCATCGCCCAACTGCTTGCGCAGGAATGCCTCGGTGGCATCGATGGATTTCTTGTACTTCACCAGGTCGTCATAGGTGAGCTGCCCGCTTACGCCGCACCAGCCCGAGAGGATGGCAGGCGACCATACCAGCGAGTTAATGTTCATCTCTGCCTGTTCCGTCTCGCTCCAGCCGTCAAACTTGCGCATCAGGAAGATAACCTGGTGCTTGTTGTAGTCGCGCTGGTAGGTGAGTTCTGCCTTCATGGCTTCCACTCTCGCCTGCGATGCCGGAGCGATATTCTCGTTGGATACCACGCCGAAACCATTGTCTGTCATGATGAGGTCGTGCGAGTGCAGACGGCTCAGGAAGGTGGCACGTATCACGTAGCTGCGGATGGCGGTCATCAGTTCCGTGCCTTCCTGCGTGGCTTCCTCCGCATATTCATTACCTATCACCTGTTCCACCAGCTCGCTGTATGGAATGCTGAATGATGGCTCCATGTTCCTGAAGACATCTTCGGTGGCAGCCCCCACGAAAGGAAGGAGCTGCTCAAACTGTTCAATGCTAATCTTGATCATCTGTCTTTGAATTTGGATTGTTAGACACTTTCTTGGCATCCTTATTCTCATCGAGCGTGGTGAGCATGATGAGCGGAACGTCTGGATAAACCTTCTCTTCCCAGTGATTGAAGTAGATCACCACCCAGTGAACGGTCTCCATCAGGTCGTGGAATGCCTTCTCTATACTCTGCTTCAGCGTGAAGAGTTCACGCTTGTCGGAACCCGAATTGTTGGTCTGGCTCTTACCGGGCGTGGCACCCACCAGGTTAGGGTGGATGTTGTCGGCATAACACTGCATGTTGTTGCTCTCGGCAATGTCGTCGCTGTAGTCGCCTCCGTCCTTCGAGGTGTCGATGCGGGTGATGCGCACCATCTTCACCTCCTTGCCGTCGGGCGTGGTGTAGTAGCCCGCTATCCAGAGCTTGCCGCTGTTCTCTATGCCCGATATGAAGGAGCGGATTTTCTCCTTCTCGGCAAGCTTGCGCTGTTTCTGCTTCTCGGGGTCGGTGATGTGTTCCTCCTTGAAGATGCCGCGCCAGTAGTCGTTGTGAATCTCTACCAGGTAGGGAATGGTGGCGTGGTTCTTCAGCTTTGCCATCTTGCCGATGGCGATGAGCCGGGAGATGTCGTACCATTTATCCCTGAAGATGGCGGAATAGTAGGGCACGGGATAGTACTGGCAGCCTGGGGTAGGGAAGCGGGTTACGATGGCAAAGACGCGCTCCTTGCAGGCCGGCTGGGTGCTCTGCCGTGATTTCACCTTGCCGTTCTGTCCGTCAAGCCCCATGCGCTTCTGGAGGTCGCCCAGAGGGTCCAGCTCGTCGAGCAGTGGCAGAACCTCTACGTTGTCGGGCGTTACGCTGTTTCTCCAGTTGGCATAGAGCACGTATTCCGAACGTCCGTTCTTGCTCTGGGTAAAGCGGCAGTAGCATGCCTCCTTGTGTCGGATGCCCACTATCTTGTCGCCCTTCTTGTTGAGGATGACGGCCGATACACAGAAGAAGAAGTATTTCATGTCGGTAATCTGCTCCAGGAAGAAGCGGCTCATGGAATTGTGCATCCTGAACAGGTTCACTTCCTTGTCCTTGCTGGGCAGCTTGGTATCCACGTCGTTATACTGGAAGCCCATGCCGTAGCAGGTGAGCACGTTGAAGAGTTTATTCTGTGCCATCACGCTGCTCTCCCCTATTCGCCTGATAAGCTCGTAGGGCAGCGCATTGTCTTCGCCGAACGGTATGTAGGTATAACTCTTCTTGCCTATCTCTATCTCAACGAGAGGGGTGGTTCCGTCATCATCGAAGATGCTGCCCGACTCCACGAATCCGCTGGTAGGGGAGGAGGTCTGATAGTCGAGCACAGCGCCCATGGTGGCGAAGGTGATGTCAATATCGTTGTTATTCTTTTCCATAATCTGTTATAAATAAATAGAATGATCATTATATCTGAAGATGAAGATATCCCTCACCTTGCGTATCTGATGATTCACGGGGTTGTAGAGGTTGTGGGTTCCCTGCTGCCAGGAACTGCTCTTCACCAGCCAGCCCCGATACTGGATGATGGAACCGTCGCTGCCCTTCCAGCAGTCCAGGTCCACGGGCGTGCGGTCGATGCGGGAAATATCCAGCGCACGCCTCAGTTCATTGATGTGAATGGCTTTGGGTGTTGTATCCTTTGGCATGTCTGCGACAAAATTATAAGGGTGAAACTTCTAGTTGAATGTATCATCGAAGGAATCATCAAAGATTCTTCCCGATGTGGAACTTACGGTTCTGAAGATGACGTTCTGTACCCTCTGGGCATACTGGTAGGAGAAGGTGAACTCTGCCAGGTCATCATCTTCGTTGGTCCGTTCGCTTTTCGAGTCGGTAAAGGTGATTTCCTTGTCCTGGGCATAATCCCTGAAGAGATAGACTTCATCGCTTCGCAGCAGGTCTTCGGCAAAATGGGCCATGGATGGCGGAATAATGCCGGTGTCGCCCTCGAAGGTGCGGGTCTCCCTTACGGAATAGTTGATTTTCTTGCCTTCAATCACCGCCTGCTTGCGCTCGAAGGTTGGGGCAATCTTCTTCTTGCCCAGACAGTAGAATATCTCCTGGCAGCCGAACGAGTTCGTGAAGAGCAGCACAGGGTCTGCCACGGCCTGCGTGTGGTCTATCCTGAACTCCTGCTCTCGCTTGCCCACGCTCACGGTATAGGCAAAGAGACTGCCCTTGCTCTCATCGTAGAATCTGTCGGGCGACACATCGAAGGTGGTTACACCCTTGTCGGTATGGACGGGCACGTCTTCCGCTCCGAAGGTGGCGGTGTTCACGGTGTGATTGCCGTCGAAATACTGGGCTACCACGATGGGGACGGTACTGTTTGCGCCTGCTGCATGCAGATATTCACGATGCCCCAGACGGGTGAGTTTGTAGCCGTCGAGCAGGGTGAGGAAGAAAGTGTTGAGGAACGCCTCGCAGCTCATGTTGATATCCACGGTGGCATAGTGGGCAGTAAACTTGCCCGTCCAGCTGTCCGTATCGCTGTCGCCCGTATGCTCGGTGATTTTGATGGTGCAGTCGGCCACCACGGTCTGGCGCACGTAGTCGGCTATGAGCGTGCCCAGGTCGTGTATGGTCACCTTGCCCGAAACGGGGTAGTAGTTTTCGCTGAGCACTTCTTCATCGCCACAGGTGATGGTGACGACGGCATACTCACCGCTTACCTTGAAGGAGAAGGCGTCGAGTTCGCTGGTGAAGATGGGCGAAATGGGTTGGTTGATAACTGTAATCATATCTCTGTTTCATTAAAACAATGCAAAGATAAGATGATAGGGGAGAAAATAAAAATACCCAGCCGCCTCACGGCGACCGGGCAGCAAATGTTGTACTTTTAAATATAAGTTGTAATCGGCTACGCTTAGCCTAAGCTTATGAACCTTTTGAACAGGTTTATATGATTTCTAATTGAAAAAAAATGAATGTCATCATTTAGAAGGGCGCTGAATCGTCCTGCATTATCCAGGCCAGCTGCTTGCCGCTATAGCCCATCTTGTAGCCCTCGTTCAGCATGTATTCCGTGATATCGTTGACGCTTGCCGTTACCATATCCGATATATCGGTCTGAATCTCCTTCGAGGTCTTGTATTCCACGGGAGCGTCTTTGTTCGGATTATAGGGCTGGTAATCTTCCAGGTAGGCGTGGAGGGCTACTCCCATACGCCACAGCTCTGCTTCCGTCATGCCGCACCTCCTTTCGCCTTGAGTGCGATTTTCATGGTCTCAAAGAGCTTGCTCATGCGCTTGAATGTGTTGAGCATGAGCAGCACCTTGCCGGGACCACCGAAATCGTCCACGCTGTTGGTTACTACCTCGTCTGATACAAGCTTATCCTGTATTTCGTTGAGTTTCTCGATGAAGTTGTCGAGCTGGGCAACGTTCATCATATCTGCCAGCGCATTCCATACTTCCGCTGTCATGCGCATATTGGTTGAATTATTCTCGTCCATGCCTAATCGTTGTTTATGGTTTTCCACTTGGCCAGAGTCATATTGAACGGCTTAGCCTCTTTAGCCCCATATCGAAGTGTATAGTAGCGATGATCATGCCATCGGATAACAGCCTGCTTGCGTGGAGCATCCTCGAAGAATGCGACTGATGCGACAACATTGTCGTCTCTCAGGAATCTGACTTCCACCTTATGGGCATTCATCTGTCTGCCTTCAGTAATGAAGAACTGATATCTGAAGATGTCCTTGGTAGTCAGCTTACGAATGCGCTTGCGCAATTTCTTACTTATCTTCATCGCCCGCACCTCCTTTCTTTACATACTTTCTGGCTTCTTTTACGAAGTCTTCTTCAGCTTTAATTCTTTTTTCAAGAAGCTGAGTCATTTGTTCCACGTATTCAAGCTTTACGCCAAAGGAGCGTGTTTCTCTCATTGCTGAATTCAATTTTTCAGCCTTATCCTTTAAAGCCTTTACCTTGCTGCTAAACTCCTCGACGAGACTCATCGGAACATTCTCGTTTAATACGAGTTCTCTCAATTCATCATTCATCGCTCATTCCTCCTTTCTTGTCTCTGGTCCAACTTGGGTGCAGGAGTCCTTCGGTTCCTTGCGAGAGTACCCCCCCCAGCCCGTCCGAGAACGGCTGTTTTGGGATGTATCACATAGGGCAGAACCGCTATCACGACTCCACCTAAGCCCCTCTAAGGGCATATATTTTTTCATCTTAAAATTTTGTTT